AGAACGTGATCGGTGTTATCAATCCGAAGATCATCGACGTATCATCAGAGATGGTGACACTCGAAGAAGGATGCTTGTCGTATCCTAACCTCTTCGTCAAGATCAAGCGACCGAAGTTTATCAAGGTCCGCTTCACGCATCCTGATGGCACGACCGAAACGAAGAAGTTTGATGGTATCACTGCTCGAGTCTTTCAGCATGAGCTCGACCACTTGAATGGTATTCAGCATACCAAGCGAGCGAATACATATCATATGGAACAAGCAAAAAAGTTAGCGGCGAAAATAAACCGAAAAAACGGTGTACTTAAACCGAAAAATGAGTTATCTTTAGAAGTACAACAAATGATGGATTGGTTAAAAGCATGAGTGAAGATTGGGTAAGAGATATTAATGGTATGCATCGGTATTACGGTGTCAATGAGAAGGTTCAGGACTTTGATGCCGAAAAGCTGAAGCAGTTCCTTCGATTCCGTATGTCGTTCCTCGACGAAGAACTGACTGAAACAAAGAATGCGGTGAATGCTAACGATGCAGAAGAAATCGTCGACGGGTTGATCGACCTTTGCGTGGTCGCCATCGGTACATTGGATTCGATGGGTATCGATAGCTATGAGGCATGGAATCGAGTTCTTCGTGCCAACCTTCAAAAGGAGGTCGGAGTCAAACCAGAACGGCCGAATCCTCTCGGTCTTCCAGATCTGATCAAGCCTGCTGGTTGGAAGGCTCCGAGCCATGCTAACAATCATGGACTGCTCACAAAACTCAAAAAATAGTTTTGTTTCGAAAATAAACATGTACAATTAATCCAATTCTTGGTATAGTGGAACTATAATCAAGAAGGAAATGATAATGACTAATTTCGTGAAAAGCAATTTTGAATACCGTAACGGATACCTCCATTACAATACCGCCGACGGCGATCGCAAGTTTGTCGCCCGCTTCAAACGTGGCCCAATTACCAAAGCCAAGTTTCAAGCCGCGTTGATCAAGTATTACGATGTAGATGCCTACTTCGCCCGTCTCGCCGGACCTTACAACGCATATGGTGAAGTTCCTTTTCAGATCATGATAAATGACGGTATTATTTGCCGGCATTACAAAACTCGTGAGTTCATCATTGACGGAAAGGCAGTATAATGGATAAGTATGACATCCTTCGCTCTCTTCCGAGTCTACCTCTTTTCAAAGCACGTGACTTTGCTATAGCAATTCTTCGTGAGATCCCTGTACCTCCGATGACTAATAGCAGCGAATCAGCTATACAGAAGCGAGCTAGAGTCAATAAACTCATTCGCGATATTGAAAATGAAAACTCCTCGGTTTCTATCGGTAAGACTATGTGGAATCTTGATCAAGCCAAAGCAGGTTTGAATGTAGCAAACTCCGCGTGGAACAAACATTACAAAAGTATTTAAAATAACTGTGTACATATTATGAAAACTGTGGTAGATTTAAATTATGACTGAACTATTAGAAAAACTCAAAGCCGTCTTTTCCGTAACCGAGCCTGGCTTGGTGATCGATAAAGATTTCCTGCAACTTCGTGAAGATATGAAGACGCGTCTAAATCAGGGATCTCGAACCGACTTCAAGTTCACCAAAGACGTCGACTGTCTGGTCCTCGAAGAGTGGCTCATCAAGAAAGGCATCGTTCTTGGCCCTCTGCCTGAGCACTGCGAAAAAAGTGGAGCATGCGTTTATGACGTTCGCGTCGACGATGCTTACATCGATTTCAAATGCATCGATGAGAACCTGTACTATAACGTTTCTGAGCAAAAGTTAAAGACACATCCATGGGTGCAAGAAGGCATCGATGCTGGAATCTTGACTCATTATTGTTTTTATCAGATGCATCGGCCTGAAGATCGACCTCTCCAAGAAAATGATGTAGTGACATTCGAATTAATCAATGTACTTAATTCGCAATATGTAGTAGATTCATTAATGCCTTCCAAATTCGATGGCAAATTTTATAAGGTGCCTAAATATGTCTAAAGAACGTGAATCAATTAAAGTCCTCCAAGAATGTGCTGAGATCCAACTGAAGAAGTCGAAAGACTATCAGAACGAAGCATCACGCATTCGCCAAGCTGACTACTATCCTCGTGGTGTAGCAACCATTACCGATCTCATCTATGCCAAGACTCTGCGTATGCAGTCCGTCATCGAAGCAATGGAAAAAGATCCTACATATACACCTAACTTCGAATCGATTGTAGACTCTGCAATGGATTTGATTAACTATGCGTCGTTCGTAGTGGCTTATTCTCGTGGCAAGATGGACGGTCAAGATCCTAAGCGTGACTTCCTCAATCGTCCTGTTAAAATCGATGGTGCTAACGTTGGAGGTAATCTTGCTCAAAGTTGATGACATAATTAAAACTATGACTAAAAACTATATCAAATCGAAACCGAATGGATATAAGTTTACAGTCGAGAATCTTCAAGACGATCTGTATTTAACACCAGATGTTGAAGATCCTAATGATCCTCTTTTTCATAGTATCAATGATACTGTCCATGAGATAACTCGCAAACAGTCTTTAGAACAAAATGGTATTTTAATTTTAAAGATTGGTAAATCTCCGAAGAATTCCCGCGGAGGTAGACGTCCTGCAAACAAATATCAAGTAGAGAAGGTTGCTAATGCTTAAGGTTGAAGATATTCGTCAGCACTTCATCGGTGAATTGATGGACAGCAACTTTGTCACTGACAAGACTGGTGTCAAGACAATCGAGATGATCGGTGCCACATTCGAAGCCGATGAACCAACCATCTTTGGTGAACTCAACGAAGACTACATTCAGCGTGAGCTTGATTGGTATAAGTCGATGTCATTGTATGTCGATGATATTCCAGGAATTACTCCTGCTATCTGGCAGCAAGTAGCCGATCGTGGTGGTAAGATCAATTCCAATTATGGTTGGGCTATCTATCACAAAGATAACCATCTACAGTATGCTAATGTTCTGAACGAACTGGAAATCTCACCGAATAGTCGTCGGGCAGTCATGATCTACACTCGTCCTTCGATGTGGCAAGATTACAATCGTGATGGTATGTCCGACTTCATGTGCACCAACACCGTGCAATACATGATTCGTGACGAACAACTTATTGTAATCGTTCAGATGCGTTCGAACGACGTTGTCTTCGGTTATCGTAATGACTATGCATGGCAGAAGTATGTTGCCTTTCATATGACAAAAGATCTCAAGCTTTCACATCCGCCAAAGATCATTTGGCATGTCGGCAATCTTCATGTATATGAGAGACACTTTGATAAGGTAAAATAATGAAAGACGTTTTATATTATTCGACTTTGACAGGCCACGATATCAGTGATGATGTCGTGGTCGTTGGTCTGTGCCCTTCGAGCAATGATGTTCGTTCGAGATCTGATACGTATTGGCGTCTCAAGAACTGGATGAACATCGTAGGTCAATACGCATATGACTTCTACAACGTCATTCCTGATATCGTCGACGCAGAGCCGAAGATGGCGAACGTCAATCTTGAGGATATAAATACTAAGCTAAGCAAGTTTAGAGATAAGAAGGTGATTGCTCTCGGCAACTTTCCTTCGAAGGTACTCGACAAGCTTGGCATAGATCACCTCAAGATCGGTCATCCTTCAATGCGTAACAGAAAGTGGAACGACTTTCGTAACGTAACGATGACTCTTGAAAATATGAAAGATTATCTGCGTGGAACTCACTGAATATTATGACGAGTATATCCGATATTTCCATCTAGCAAAGGATCAGCAAGCCAAGTGTAATCTTGGTTCTGTTCCATACCTCGAATCAAATATGAACGACGACCTCTTAGAGAACGTAGAGCTCTATGACGTCGTCGAACGTAAGTTTGCGGGCTTCTCACAAATCGTCAATGACGTGTTCTATGGTTGGACTCCTGAACACCCCTACTGGGAGAAGATGGAGAAAGGTCATCACACATACCAACGTAAAACGATTGCCACCGACTGGACTGGTAAGCACTCTGACTTCAAGCTTGCCGAATGGCTCTACGTCTTCCTTCTCCATCGTGTGACGGGTTCTGGCATCAACTACTCAGTAAAGCCTTCAGGCTACTCGAACACAATTCTTCCGCATCTCTACAAGTATAAAACTATCGAAGAGATGACGAAGTTTCTCAACGTTTATCCATATCCATTCTACACGTCAGTGGGTTATCAGTTTCCTTCCTTTCCAAAGCCAAAGCCTGGTTACAAGAGAGGTGGAGACTACTACCTTTCTGAGTATGCGCCACGTCTTTGTCGAGAAATGGCAGAGTGGCTCGAAGGCAATAATCAAAAGAAGGATCTCCGCGAAATCGGAGAATGGATGTTTGACTGGAATACCAAGAATGGACTTCGTGTTTATCGATTCCAATATGCGGCATTCGTAGCAGACATCGCCGATTGGTATCCGCAGTATGTCAATCTCGAAAGCCCATTCTATTACGGTACGAATGCTGTCGAGTGTATCTCGTATCTGGCAAACAATACAGATAAGTTGCAAAAAGAAAAGTTCCTCGACAAGGTAATGGAGAAGATCTATGCAGACACTGGTGCTTATCCTTACAACGCAGAAGATGTATGCTGCGACTTTATCCGATGGGTCGAGAACTATGTAAAACCAGGTGGAGCTTATAACCATCTCGATTTCGACTCATTGTGGTCGTCATGCAAAATTAAAAATCATCCGTATGGTCGACAGAAGGCAATGCTGGATCTCGGCTTAGTTCGCACCTTTAACGGAATGACAAACCATCCATCTGACGATACCATTATCAAGGCTGCTGGACTCGCTGTTGAACAATATAAGGCTAAAGTCAATGAACTTGTTAACTGAATTGCTGGGTGAACACGAGTTTGATATTCAGTATCCCAATATTGCCGATGTCGAATATGACGACAAAGGTAAACCTAAACAATCGTGGATGAAGAACTGGACACAGGAAGAACGAACTGAAAAGTTCTTCGAGTTCTGCCGAGAGTATGACTTACGTCGTGACTCGCTTCTTCGTGACAACTACCAACAGTTTAGCCATCGCCTACACTGGCACGAGTGTCCGTTCGTTGACGAGATGAAAGAAGTCGATGATCCTCGAACGGTGCTTGAAGCTTGTCTCATCTTCTCGTTTAGTAATGAACACTGGAAGACTTTCAGAGCATGGAGATCTGGAGGTCCTGAAGCCATGCGTACTCGATTTATGACTGAACGTCATGCTCGATCAGATCTTTTTCAAATCTATTATCCAAAGGATACGAGTGTAAAAGATTGGCTATGTGATGTACCGAATGATTTTGCTCACATACACGCTGATCAAATCTTTGCTGCTCGTAATCGTCCTTATACGATGATGGAATTTGCCAAGAAGTTGAACGAGATCTTTGTGAAGGAGTATGGATTCCGTAATGCCATGTATCCTTCGAAGAACGCAGCTCGACATGTGGCTATGAGCCACCCAGAATGGGTGGATCCTGACTCTTTTCTCCATGGCGGTACAGGTTACTTCGATGGTTTGAGTCAAGTGTTCGACTGTCCGAATCTCATGAGCAAGAGCAAGTACGAGATCAACGAGTTCGGTGACTACGTTCCTCTGAACGATGCAGCGAAGATGCAAGTCGAGCATATGGATTATCTGAAGGCACATCCTTCCAATCCAATTCATACGCACAACTATCTGAACCTCGAAGACAAGCTGTGCATGCATTATAAGTATATGGCAGTCAAGTTTGGCGTGAAGTCACAGACGATGCAAATCCCGTATGATTGGGTATATCCCATTGAATGGTCTCTTCGGACCAATAATTATGATAGGCTAACGAATGGCGCATAACAAACATGTTCGCGACGGAGTCAACAAAGACGTAGGCATTTACGGTTGGGAAAAAGCCAGAGAATATTACCTCAAACTTGCCGAGACATGGACTGATCCATATCCAGATCCAGTTGTAACTGTACATGATGGCGTTCGATGTGTACGAGATGATTTGATTACAGGAACGAAGGTTCGTGGTGGCGATTGCCTCATCTCGAGAATCAATCAGTCGACTATCGTGTATGTTCAGCCTCGCACCGGTCTCGCTGGTGTTTCGATTCTCGATGTAGCCAAGCGTCATAACAAGAAGGTGAAGTTGTTCATGCCTTCTTCACAAACCATTTCCCATCATCAGGCATGTTGCATCGAGCAAGGAGCAGAAGCTTCGTTCCATCGTATCGCTGCTATGCCAAATCTCAATAAGATCGCCAAAGATTGGGCAGATTCTCAAGAAGATGCCTTCTTCGTTCCACTCGGTCTGAAGCACGAGTTGGTCACTGCTGGTATCGTCAAGGCTGCATCAAAGATCGAAGCGCCTGACGAAGTGTACGTAGCCATCTCAACAGGTGTTCTGTCACGAGCAATGCAAATCGCATGGCCAAATGCCAAGTTCCACTCGGTTGCAGTGTCTCGTAACCTCAAAGCCGGCGAACTTGGTCGAGCTGAAGTCATCTCTGAGCCGATGCCATTTCAACAGAGCGAGAAGCCAGAGAATCTTCCACCTTTCCCTTGCATCGATACTTATGACGGCAAAGTTTGGAAATACATTCCAAAAAATACTGGTAAGAACATCTTGTTCTGGAATGTTGGTAAAGAACCAGTACTCAATGATCCTACGATCTACGACCGCGTAAATAGTTACCGCGATTGGCCAAAAAATGATGTACAATATAGAACACTTGATATATAAGGGATAATATGAAAACTCTTATTACATCTCCATTCACACCCGTATCTTCTAACATCCATTCACATCGAGCTGCACAAGCTGCCATCTATGCAGAACAAATTTCTGTAGAGAATGGCGGACTGGTTCATCTCGATCGAACTGGTGATATTCATCACGACATCAATTCGTTTGATAGCATCTATGTGTATCATGGAAACGATTGGTTCGGTTCATTGAATCTCTTCGGTGGTATGAAAAATTACGGGAATATCGACAACCTAATTCGATTCTCCAAAATTGATAAAACCAAAAAAGTCTATTCCCTTTGGATCGATCATCCAAAATACAGCGAGATGCTCGAGCCTCGTCTGAACGGTGAAATCCATCCCGACTGGCATAAGGTCGACTGGGAAAACCTCAAGCATATTGAAAACAATGCCATCACAATTCGAGAGATTGAGATCGTAAATCGTGCAGTGGCTGGTGACAGCCATGCCATTTGCATGTATCGTCCTGGCTGGTTCGTCAACTCGGTTCCTTTCAAGACTTTACATGGCGCACTCAGAGAAGGTCTACAGACTTTCATTCAGCCTCACCATGAGATTGCTGAATTCTATTTTGGTAACATCGATGTACGCCACCATCTCTGTCGTCAGCCTGATCCTGAAATGGCTACTCGAGATTTGGCGAATAGATACTATACACAACTCAGCAGCCTTGATCTGGCCAAGGTCTATGCATACGAGTTGCTTCCTATCGAGCATGAATCGCGAGTCCTTCCAAAGACTGGATACTATAAGGGTACTCCGTTCTATGGTTCATGGGAAGATCGCAACAGATGTCGTCTGATCTTCAAGGATGAGATGAGAAAGCTGTGTGCTCGCGGCAGTGTCAACTTCATCGAGTGGGTTGATCCACTTCTCAATGACAGAGGTGAGCTCGACTTTGAATGTATGGAAAAGCCAAAGTCTGTGCATCTCTCACGCAATTCATATCCGCATTGGCAAGGTCGTAAATGGAGCGGCTTGTCAGAAAATAAACCTGCAACACTTGAGGACTTTTTTACATAATGAAAAAAATTGAGTATAAATACAACGAAGGCGAATCAATCAAAGAAATTCAGTCTTACATCGATGCTACTTACGAACAGCATTATTCCCGAAATAAATTTCAAGCAACAGAATTCATCATTGACGCTGGTCATGGCACTGGTTTCAACATCGGGAATATGATGAAGTACACTCAACGATACGGTCGTAAGGGTGATCCCGCCGAATGGCGAAAGGACCTGATGAAGGTTATCCACTACGCAATTATGCAACTCCACGTTCATGATACTGAAAATAAGGATTAATTATGGGTATTGAAATTAATGTTCCAATGGAAGAGCTCAGAAAGCGCAAGCTCTTCATCGCCGCACCAATGTATGGCGGTCAATGCGCAGGTATGTTTACACGTTCGATTGCAGATCTCTCTGCACTCTGCACACACTACGGAATCCAAGTCAGATTCTACTTCTTGTTTAACGAGTCTCTGATTACTCGAGCACGTAACTACTGCGCCGATGAGTTCATGCGTTCAGGCGATACACACTTGATGTTCATCGACTCTGATATTGGATTCAATCCGAATGACGTGATCGCGCTACTTGCTCTACAAAATCCTGATCCATCAGTAG